CGATAGGTTAACGTAGGAGATATACCAGTAGCTGCGCCTACTATGTCACTAAGATTCTGAACCATGCTCTTAGTCTCTACAAATCCCCTACCAAATGTCTCTTCCTTCTCAGGTTCAACTTGTTCTTGAGGAGCAGACTCAACAGGAACACCCTTCATGTTATCAAGGTAGTCTGCCCACTGATTAACAGCATCATTATCACCAGCAGCATGAGCATTCTTTATAGCCCCCATTGCCTGTTCTTCTGTATATTCTTGTGCCATTGTAAGACCTTCTACTTAGGTAAATATTTCATTGCGTTTTGATTCACGGATGTGCCAGTACCAGCAACAGCAGGTTGATTAGCAGGGTCACGCCATCTCAAGGAGTCACTACTGATAAAAGAGTCGTCATTATATATACCAAGCATTGCTCTTTCTGTAGCTATTCTTATTGCCTCACTAGGAGAATGCCTACCACCAGTGCTACTAGTTAGATTCTCTACTTCCCTAGTCATAAAATCAGCCATAAGGCCAGCGTCTAATGCAGGGATTTCATCTGTAGCAATTCCAGTATCAACAAGTTTTTTATCTCTTATAATTCGTAACGCACCTTCTCTGTTAAACGTATTAGGAGTACTACCACTATCTTGAGAAGCTTGTGATTCTGTTTTAGGATCAGAATACTTTTTACTGTTAGTAGGAGCTGGTTTCCAACCTCCTTTACCATCCTCAATAGAAAGACGTTTATTAAAATATGCACCTTGGAATATGTTTCCTTCGGGATCTATATACAAGCCCTCAGAACCTAAAGTATCTGCCTTAGCAGCCACAGGACGAGGCTCTGCTGCTACCATACTACTCGCTCTTGAGTACAAGTCCATAGCTGTAGCATAATCACCAGCTTGCATCAACTTACTAGCTGCATCTCGTAGACCTTCTGGAGTAGTTAAGTCAGCACCTTCTAAGCTCTGCTGTACACCCTCTGCTTGTGCCATCTCTGGTGTCTGTAGACCAAGGGCAGAGTTAACACTTTGTCCCATGAGCGCACCACCAGCAGCACCAGCAGCAAAGAAAGGATTCATTGCAGAAGCTTGTGTCACTGCATCATTAGTCCTTTGCTGTTGTAAAGCATTAGGATTTAAACCAAATAAACTCATTACATCACTAGCCATAATATTCTCCTAGCCTTACGGCATTACCATGTTAGGGTTTCCGCGATATCTGCTTGGGGTATATAAAGAAGTATATTGAGGAGTAATACCTCCTTGGGAAGAACGATTCCACGCATATGGATTACTAAATCCTGACGAGTTACCACCCATACCACTAAAACTACCTAGAGAACTACCTAGACCAGTTAACCCACCAGCAATAGACTGACCTCTTTTTGCTGTATATCCAGCAGCCTCTTTGTAGCCACCCATGTAGTTACTCATAGCATTATTATTAGCTGCGGATTGTTGTGAGCCTAGATCACCACCAGCAGCAATCATGGCTAGAGCATTAGCATCCATACCTTGACCTTGAGTAAACATACTCTGACCTAGGTTGATGTCACTCTGACGCTGTGCTTGTGCCTGAGCAAATGCATTGTTACGATCCATAGCATCTTGCTGTGCATAGGCTTGGGAGAACCCTAGAGCCTGTGGATTAAACATACCTGATTCAGCACCCATACCAAGAGCATCACCACTAACACTTAGACCTCTAGTACCTGAGCCAAACATACTCTCACCTAGAGCTTGTGCTTCAGCACCACGACTATCTGCACCAATAGCACGTTGACGATTGTACATATCATTTGCTAGATCATCGTAACTACCACTTGCCCTATTAAGAGCAGAAGTACCCAAGCCAAACATTTGATTCTGCTGTGCTTGATAACGAGGATCCATTGAATAGGATGCTTGTCCATCATTAAAAGAAGCCGTACCAGCACCAGAGGTTACACCATATGGTTTATACTGTCCTTCTTTCCATGCTTTTTCACCAGCCTCAGACATCCTATCTTGGGCTTCTCCTAATTTTCTTTGGGCCTGATAACCACCTAGTAGTCCTAACCCTGCTTGAATAAATGGTAACATTATGATGTCCTCTTCCAAATGTATACTACGATGTACGGCTGCATTATGTCATGTGTGTGAGCTGCACCACCACCTGTTGAATTAGATGTAAAGTATGAACCCTCATGCGTAACAGCATAATAAGGTGAAGTACCATTACCCCCTCCATGTCTTAAAGGTAGTCCATGAGTATGTGGAGGAATCTCATTAACACTCAAGGAGTGTGAGTCAGTTGTCGCACCACCCCTATTACCAGCAGTGTAGCCACCACCAGCACCTAACATAACTCGACCAGCACCAAAGGCTTCCCATACGCCTACACCAAGTAAGGTAGCAGGGTTAGTAGCCACTACTGCTGTGTATATAGAACCTACAGGATAAGCATGTGCATTAACCTGTGCTGCCGTAGGAGCATTTAACTTAACATAAGCTGTTGTAGCTAGTTGTGTACTGTTAGTAGATGCCGAAGCTGTTGGAGCAGTAGGTACACCCGTTAATGCTGTATTGTTAATGTTAGCTTTAGTAGCTACAGCTATAGCGATAGCATTATACTCATCGTCTATCTCTGTACCACGTACTCGTTTAGCTGCTGTACCTGCACTGAGGCCATCCTTCACAGCAAAGTTAGTTGACTTAGTATAATTACTCATTAGTTAGTCCTACCTTGTTTAACATAAACGTCAAACTTTTGAATTGATAATTGATCACCATTAATGTAAGCCTCAAATCCTAATTGAATCACACTTCCATGACCACCTACTGCAACCTTAATACGATCTGTTAAACCACCACCTGTAAACTCTGCAATGTTATACTCAGCAACATCGTACTCAGACACAGCACTTTGTTTAACTGTTCTGTTATAGGATCTAGGTTGATCAGTGTAATCAGTACCTACCTTAACAACAAAGTTCTGACCACCACCACCTATAACAGTTACACCTACAATCTTTAATATTTTATTAACTGTAGGCTGATCAAAGTCAAAGTAGTTTGTACTGTAGGCCATGTAGTAAGATGTTCCATTGTCTTGGAATCCGCTATACTTAGCTATTCCATTAACTAACCCTAGATAAAGAGTACCATCAAAAGCAGCTAAACCACTTAGTATATCAGTGTCCACCCACTTAGTTACTCGTAGTCCACCATTCTCTAGTCTACCTCTAGTATCAAAACAATAGATAAGTTTAGAACTAGGGAATAATAATAAATAGAAAGCATTAGCTGCTGAGTAGATTGAAGTTACATTTTCAGTAGAGTATGTATTAATAATCTTTACTAGATCATCACGTATATTAACAGACAGGTCTGCTAAGGGGTTAGATTTCTCTTGTATGACACGATTCAAAGACCGTAACCCTGAGTTAGCTAGGAAGTAGATGTCGTCTCCTACGGCCTGTACGGACTTCTTAGACACACATCCTACATTCTCTAGTATCTCTATTACATTTAACTCAGTAGCAGCGATAGTTAAATCTGAGTTATTATTATCACCAAGGATTACAATACATCGTTTACAGAATACAATGATGCGTCCGTTAAATCCAGCAACACTGACAATCTCGTCACCACCGTTAGTCCATATTTCTCTAAAGTCTAAGGCAGCAGAAGATCCCCCGTGAAACTCTCCAGTAAGTAAGTCAGAAATGTATAACGTATATTTATTAGTAGAGATACCACCAGCCCATAGACGACCATAGGCAGAGTTTACCCATGAGAATACAGGATGAGGGGCAGAGGAAGAAGTGTCATGTACTGAGGCAACTAAAGAAGAGTTAACCTTTATCATTGGATGCCCTGCTTGTGCAAGGAACACATTATTTGCTAGACTAGCTGCTTGCCAATCGTTAGCTGTAATTGTTACACCTGATAAAGCATTTACGTTTAGATCCGTGAGTGTACCAAGACCTTTATATATCTTACCATTACCCCAAGAGATATAATCAAGGTGTCCTACATGTCCTACAAAGTCGTGCATACCGACAATCGAAGAGGCTGTTCCACCAGTAGCAGTCTGGTACACATACCCTTGTCTCGCTCCTAACCTACCTTCAGAGTCTATTACACAGTTGTCAGCCTGTAGTGCATAACCACTAGACAGTGTAACACTACTCTCCTGTGTGTTTAACCCATAAAA